CATGCCAAAAACACTTGAAAATAGCAATACAAGATTGCTTATTAGTGAGGTCTTACGTAAGGTCTCTAATGCTAAAACTAAAAAAGAAAAGGTAGAACTTCTTACCAAACATAACAGTGTTGCTCTAAGGCAACTAATGATCATTAATTTTGATGAGTCTGTTGTGTCACTCATGCCTGAGGGAGAAGTTCCATATAATCCTAATGACGCACCTGTAGGAACTGATCACACTCGTTTAGAGTCTGAGTACAGAGGTCTTTACAGATTCTTTAGGGGTGGTGAACCTAGACTCCCTCGTGCCAAGAGAGAGCAAATGTTTATTCAATTACTAGAAGGACTCTCTGCTGAAGAAGCAGAACTTCTTTGTCTTGTAAAAGATGGTAAGTTGAATGACAAGTATAAGAGAATTACCAAAGCGGTTATCTCTGAAGCATTTCCTACTATAGTATGGGGAGGTCGTTCGTGAAGATCTTAAAACAAGATTGTAAGAAGGACGAAGCACAAGACAAAACATTACCATATACATGCTACTTAATCATCTACAAAGTAGATGGTGTAGAGAAGTATGACTTGGCAATGGCATCTAAACAGGTAGATCTTTTTGATTATTATTATGATCTATACAAAGAAAACTTTGTTAGTATGATGCAAGCGGAGGGTAGAGTTGCACCTAACATGTGGACAGATCCTGCTGAAAAAGCAAAGAAACCTAAGAAAAAACGATGACAGTATATAAAAACTTTAAAAATCCATCTCAAATGACAGAGAAGGAACAACAAGAACTAGGTGGTAAAGCAGTTGGTGCTGTTATTACATTCTTTCTTAAACCTTTTATTGTAAGATGGTTATGGAACTGGGTCATGCCACCCCTGTTTGGATTAACAGTAATCACATATTGGCAAGCACTAGCACTAGGTCTATTAGTATCATTATTATTCAAAAATTATGAAAGTAACTAAGGTATCTGTTACACCAGACGCTGAAAAGTTAATTGGATATATTGCTCGTGTGAGCAATCCTAAGAATCAGGAGAACCCTGAGGTAGCAGGACTACTACGGTATTGTATCAAGCATGGTCACTGGTCTATCTTTGAGCAAGCAAGTATGACAGTAGAGATTGAAACTACTCGTGGTATTGCAGCACAGATACTTAGACATAGATCATTTACATTCCAAGAGTTCTCTCAGAGATATGCTGATACCAATCTACTAGCGGATGAGATACCTATGTTTGATCTCCGACATCAAGATACAAAGAATAGACAGAACAGCACAGATGACGTACCCTACAACAAGAAGAAAGACCTTGAGTACAAGATTGCAGAACACTTCGTTGAAGCGATGGATCTCTACAATGAACTCCTCGCTTCGGGTATTGCGAAGGAGTGTGCGAGATTTGTTCTCCCTCTAGCAACACCTACAAGATTGTATATGACAGGAACAGTTCGTTCTTGGATACATTACATACAACTAAGAGGTGGACATGGCACACAGAAAGAGCATATGGATATTGCTCATGCCATTGAAGACATCTTCATCAAAGAATTTCCTATCACATCTGAAGCATTGGAGTTTTAACATGCCTATCTACCCAGTAATAAATAAAAATACTCAAGAGAAAAAAGAACTTACTATGAGTCTTAAAGCTTACGAAGAGTGGCGAAAGGACAACCCAGATTGGGATAAAGATTGGTCTGCAGGAACTGGTGGTGTCACTTATGGCACTCCTAAAATGGAGGATGGATTCAAAGAAGTGATGTCTAAGGTTCAAGAGAATCATCCTACTGCTAATCTTTCGAGGTTTACATAATGCCAAGAGCAAGAAAGAAAATGAATGGAAATGGTCAGAACGGAGGACCTATCCAACCTATGTCTAAGAAGATGATGAAACGTAAGAAACCCATCGACAAATCTTACATGACACCCATCGAACCTATCACTGAGAATCAGAAGACAGCGTTCGCAGAGTATCAACGTGGGCAAAATTTATTATTACATGGAGCAGCAGGAACAGGTAAGACATTTATTTCATTGTATCTCGCACTCCAAGAGGTACTTGACGAATCCACACAATATGATAAAATAGTAATCGTAAGGTCATTAGTTCCTACTAGAGAGATTGGTTTCCTACCTGGTGACCATGAGGATAAATCCTATCTCTATCAAATACCATATAAAAATATGGTAAGGTATATGTTCAGTATGCCTGATGACAATTCATTTGAGATGTTATATGACAATCTCAGATCTCAAGACACTATAGATTTCTGGTCTACCAGTTTCATTCGTGGTGTCACTCTTGATAATACTATCGTTATTGTAGATGAGTTCAGTAATCTAAACTTTCATGAACTAGACTCTATGATTACAAGGATAGGTGAAGATTCTAAGATTGTTTTCTGTGGAGACATAGCACAATCTGATCTAACTAAGGAGTATGAGAAGTCTGGTATCTCAGATTTTATTAGAATAATTAACGAGATGAAAGAGTTTACTGCCATTGAATTTGATATCGGTGACATTGTTCGCTCTGGATTAGTTAAGTCTTATCTAATTGCAAAGTATAATCTCGGTTTTAATTAATGACTTTTAAATTTGTTGATGTAGAACTCGAACCTCTAGAGGTCGAACCTGTGAACAAAGATGGTGTTAGGTTTTATAAACTACCTAAAACTGATAAATATTACCCAAGCGTAACCTCAATCACATCGTTTAAGAACGCTAAGTTCTTCAAAGATTGGAGAACCAAAATTGGTGAAGACGAGGCGAATCGTATTACTGCAAGGGCAACACAGAGAGGAACTGCGTTTCATAGTATCGCAGAAGATTACATCAATGGTGAACTGAATCTTGACAAGTACTTGGATAATAATCCATTATCTGTTAGAATGTTTCAGTCCGCAAAAGATACTCTCAATCGAATAGACAATATACATTGTTTAGAATCATTTCTTTACTCACACTACCTTGGTTTAGCAGGTCGTGTTGATTGTATAGCAGAGTTCGATGGTGAGTTGGCAGTAATTGATTTTAAAACGTCCACAAAAGAAAAGAAAGAGGAACACATCGAAAACTATTTTGTCCAGGAAACTGCATACGCAGCGATGTTCCTTGAAAGAACTGGAATTGAGGTCAAGAAAATTGTCACACTTATCGCAACAGAAGAGGGATCTATACAAATCTTTCAGAAGCACAATCTTGATGACTATTTACAACTACTTAAATCCTACATTGAGGAATTTGTTAGGGGAAAAGTTAATGCCTAAAGATGCTAAGAAAGGTCAAGATGATAACTTCCTGACACCAACTAAATTTTCTCAAGAGATTGAAAGGTTGGTAAAAGCAAGTAATGGATTGATCACTTACATTGAAGCCATTGTCACCTACTGCCAAGAGAATGAGGTTGAGTTAGAAACTGTACCTAAGTTAGTTTCTAAACCATTGAAGGAACGTCTCCGTCATGAAGCACAGAGACTAAATTATATGAAGAAATCTTCTAAAGGAGTTCTACCATTGTGACAGGATTTGAAGTGTATAAGATGTATCTCGCATTGAAACAACACTTCACTAAAGAAAAGTACGACTACCATAAGTATCGTGGTAAGGTTCGTGCAAGTGAAGATGCTTTTGAGCAACGACATGATCGTTACTTCTTCAAGAAATTAGCAACAAAGTATTCCGACAAAGAAGTTTTGGATTACTTCGTTGCTAATTTTATATCTGACCCTAAAGGTTATATAAAATCATTTAGTGATGATGTTTATAAAACCTGGAAGATACATCAAGAATCTTTCTCTTATAAATTTAAGGAAGATGTGTACTCATTACTAGATGAGTATGACTATCCTTATCAAGATTACTTTGATAGAGTATTTTCTATCAAGAAAGGTAGTCATCCTAAATTATTAAAGTTCTATCTATCAGGAGAGATTTCATTAGAGACTCTCGTAGTATTTGAATCATGTTTAGGATTCGTAAAAGACTTTGATAGAGTTCTATCTGATCCCATATGGAAAGAAGTTAGAATGAAAGTTGTTAAGTATCAACCATTCATATCATTAAATTGTAGTCTCTATAAGACTACAATATTAGACACAATAGCAGACAAAGTATGACAGAATTTTTCCAATCAGAACAAGTACAAGAAGACCTTAGAGATATATTCACAACGTATCAGACTCTTGCATCTATGACAGCGAGGATACAATTTGAACCTAAGGATACTCGCATAGCACACATTGATAAGTGTACTGATCTAATTGATAAACAAAGAACATTTTACACACGACTATGTTTGTCTGCACCAGAGGATAGTGAAGCAGCAGACATGAAAGAAAGAATTAATTTAATGTCAAAAGCATTTGGATTCCAAAACTTATATGAGTGTTTGGACAAATTAACAGAGACATTAGATGCTGCTAGAAAGAAAGAACTTGACACTTGATAAATAGTATGGTACGATTACACAGTACAATACACACAATACAACAATACGGAGAATACGATTATGTCTTTTGCATCACTTAAGAAAGCTGCCTCTGCAGGTAGTACCCTTAGCAAACTGACACAAGAGATTGAGAAAATCAATCAACCTCAACAGAACAATAGTGCTGATGAGAGATTTTGGAAACCAGAACTAGACAAGTCTGGTAATGGATTCGCAGTAATACGATTCCTTCCTGCACCTGAGGGTGAGGATATGCCTTGGGCAAAGGTGTGGAGTCATGCATTCAAAGGTCCTGGTGGACAATGGTATATTGAAAATAGTTTAACAACTATTGGAAAAGATGATCCAGTTGGCGAGTACAATCGTGAACTTTGGAACAGTGGCAAAGAGTCCGACAAGAACATTGCTCGTGCTCAAAAGAGAAAGTTATCTTACTATTCTAATATCTACGTTGTGTCAGATCCTGCACACCCAGAGAACGAAGGTAAGGTTTTCTTGTATAAGTATGGTAAGAAGATCTTTGACAAACTCGTTGAAGCAATGCAACCTGCATTTGCAGACGAGACACCACTAGATCCTTTCAACTTCTGGAAGGGTGCTGATTTTAAATTAAAGATCAGAAAGTTAGATGGTTACTGGAACTATGATAAATCAGAGTTCGCAGCAGCAGGAACACTTGGTGGTTATGATGATAGCAAACTAGAGTCTATCTGGAAAGAAGGATATTCTCTTACAGAGTTTGAAAGTCCAAAGAATTTCAAAGAGTATGGTGCTTTGAAGAAACGTTTAGACCTTGTACTAGGTTTAACAACTCCTCATCCAACTATCGAAGATGAATCATTAGAAGATTTATCAGAAGGTAAAGGTGGATCTTGGGGACAAGAAGTCTCAGACTTCAGAGAGAAAGCAGTTGCTTCTTCTCCAGTACAAGATGAAGAGGATACTTTATCATACTTCTCTAGATTAGCAGAAGAAGATTAGGTTCACTTTATAAACTGGCACAAAGGGAGTTGTCAAGACTCCCTTTTTTGCTATAATATAAACATAGTAATTAAACAAATGAAAGTATTTCTTGCCTCAGTAATCGCACTAACTCCTGTTTCTGCCATTGCTAATGAATATCAAGAAGGATATTCACTCACCAGAACGTGTACTAAAACAGAGTACAGAGAAGAATATGTACCTGGTACTCAACAGAGTCCTGGTTATGTAAAAAGTTGGGTAGACACAATCGAAGTCCCATGTGACCCCACTACAAGAGTCTACAGACACGAACCTGTAAGAGTTGAAGAAACTGTTTACACAGATAACAATGATTGTGGTGATGGAAAGGTCGCAGGTGCCTTGGTAGGTGGCGGTGCTGCTGCAGCAATGTCAAGAGGTGATGGTAGATGGTGGGCAATTCCACTAGGTGTTTTAGTAGGCAGTAGCATAGGGTGTGATATGGCAGGAGGATAATATGGTAGATATGTTAGTAAAAAACTTCCCTCTTACTGAGGTGGTTAAACTGCCTATGAATAAAGAAACCTATACAAAGGAAGAAGTTGATGCTCTCATCAAGTATGCTATTGATGAAGCAAGAAAGATTGATGAAGCATCAATGGCAAAGCATAATAGAGACGCAACGGTTATCTCTATGATCTTAGGATTCACTGCTCTTGCATTGTTTGTAGATGGTTTACTAAGGTTGTTAGGTATCATACCACCATTCATGCAGATTGATATAGATTTACTTGATAAGATAGTTGATAGAGTGGAAGTAGATGTTTTAGAGAAAATTAAACAGGTACCAATCCAAAAAATACTACGACGCTAATGAAGGAATTTGATTATGATCTCGATTATAAGAGACTTGATTTTACAGACGAGGAAACTCGTAAACTTTATCGT